TGCGCAGTTCCAGGGTGGCGGTCAATTCACTGCGACGACTGGCGCGACTTCGTACTCTCGTGAAACGGGATTGGGCACAGCCCAGTAGATCCTTGACATTGTGCACTTGCGTGCATAACATCTAGTTATTCCCTACATGGGAACCTGTTAGAGAATCCCCGCCTTTAACAGCGCACAAGGGTGAGATGAGCAGCCTTCCCGGAACCTCCACTCGGGAAGTGGGCAGAAGGAGTGGGTCATGTCAGATGTCAACGAATCATTCGAGGACGAGACAGACGATCAGGTAGCCAAGAATCCGGTTCGAGCACACATGCGGAAACTGGAAGAAGAGGTCAAGGCTCTGCGTCAAACAGCAGCCGAAGCCGAAGCAGCCAAGCGCGAACTTGCTTTCGTTAAGGCCGGTGTCCCAATGGACAATCCAGCCTCGAAGTATTTCGTGAAAGGCTACGACGGAGACTTCTCACCCGAAGCAATTCGGGCGGCAGCCGAGGAAGCAAATCTCATCGCACCTTCAGTTCAGACGCAGCAGGTCCAGGCCGAACAAAACGCCTGGAACAGATTGCAAAAGGCACAAAGGGCAGGACAGACGAGCGAACCCCCGGTGGACTGGGCGGATCGGATCAACAATGCTCGCTCCCAGGATGAGGTTATGCAACTGCTGGCCCAGGCAAGGCAAGAAGCAGAAAACCTCTAGCCCTCAGGCTCCCGGCCTGTGGGAGAAAGAAATAACAGGTAATGACTAAGACTCAGACGACTGATCTTCTTACAGATCAGGTAGCGTTTGACCGGATTGCGTACTTCGCACTCCGCAGCGAACTTCTGTTCGACGCGGTTGCAGACGTCATGCCGGTCGCCCAGGCGATGCCTGGTTCCTCGGTCAAGTTCACGATCTTCAACGATCTTGCGACGAAGACCTCCACCCTCACGGAAGACACGGATGTCACGCCGGTCGCGATGAGCGACAGCCAGGTCGAGGTGACCCTTGCCGAGTACGGCAACGCGGTCAACACGACGGCCAAGTTGCGCGGCACGTCGTTCCTCGATGTGGACTCGGCAGCGGCCAACCTCGTTGGTTACAACGCCGGTATCTCCATCGACACGATTGTCAGCAGCGTCCTTGGCGCTGGCTCGAACGTGGTCTACGGTGGCGGCGGAAGCACCACCCCGACCTCGCGCACCGAGATCGCAGCCGATGACATCATCGAAGCCAACGACGTCCGCAAGGTTGTCGCTGCCCTTCGCAAGGCCAACGCTGTGTCGTTCAACGGCATGTACATGGGCTACATCCACCCCGACGTGTCGTACGACCTCCGTCGTGAGACGGGTGTTGCCTCGTGGCGTGACCCGCACGTGTACAGCGATCCGGCTGGCATCTACATGGGCGAGATCGGCGCGTTCGAAGGCGTGCGTTTCATTGAGACGCCGCGCGCTCCGCTGTTCGAGAACGCCTCGAACGGCTCGGGCACCTCGGGCACGATTGACTCGTACGCGACGTTGATCATGGGCCGTCAGGCTCTGGCCAAGGCGCACTCGATGGTCGATGGCAATGGACCGTTCCCGCGCGTCGTGCGTGGCCCGGTTGTCGACGTGCTGAGCCGCTTCCAGCCGGTTGGTTGGTACTGGCTCGGTGGCTACGCCCGCTTCCGCGAGGCGTCGCTCCGTCGTATCGAGAGCGCGTCGAGCATCGGCGCAAACTGACGTCAGTCAGTAAGTAGTGGTGGGGGCGGGTCGCTTTCCCCTCGGCCCGCTCCCACTTACTTTTTCACTCATTGTGGTAAGGTGACATCATGTCGATTTCCAACTACGCAGAGAACAAGTTGCTGGAGACTCTGGCCAACACTTCGTTCTCGGTTGCCAACACGTACATCAAGTTGCACACCGGTGACCCGGGCGAGGCTGGCACCTCCAACGCTGCGACGGAGACGACTCGCAAGGTTGTCACGTGGAGCGCAGCATCCAGCGGAAGCATGGCAACTGCCGCGCTTGCCGAGTGGACCAACGTCGCTGCGACCGAGACCTACTCTCACTGGTCGCTGTGGGACAATCTCACTACGGGCAACTGCCTCTGGACTGGCGCACTCTCTTCGTCTGCCGCAGTCACGGCTGGAGACACGTTCCAGATCACGACGCTGACGCTCAGCCTCGATTGAGGTGAGGTAGCCGGATGGCTACTGGCGTCACAGACTTCACGTTCGCACTTGCGGATACCCCTGGGTTCCGTGAGTTTGCCGAAGTTCCGAACTACTCGGAACGCAAGGTCATCTTCTTTGCGTCCCCCTATGCGAACACTCAGGCTTTCTTCAAGGGCGCAGTTGTTCGCGCAGCCGTTGGCTCTGGCACTGGCACAGAGTCCACCACGCGTCTGGTCATCTCGATCAGGACTGCGACCGGTTCTGGCACCGGCACTGAATCCGCTACGGCTATTGAGATCTTGCCGCGTTCTGCCACTGGGAGTGGTCAGGGAACCGCTGGTGGTGGTGCCACCGGATTGCACATCGCGCCGCGCACCGCAACCGGCAGCGGTGTAGGCACCGACACCAACGTCGTCAAGTACGGAGCAATCCGCAACGCAGACGGATCTGGCCTCGGCACTGCAGTTGCCATTGGCTTGATGAATACCAAGCGCACGGCTACCGGTTCTGGCGCTGGTACACAGACTGGCACCGGTGTGCGTGTTGTTCCGCGCAGCGCAACTGGATCTGGCACAGGAACCCAGACGGCCACGCAGAAGAAACTGCTGTTGTTCCTCACACCAACGGACAACGTGGTCCGCTACACCGAAGGCATCACTGACGGCATTGCGTTCTCGTTGTTCAAGTTCTACGAGCCGATGGCCCGAGGCAGAAACGTCTACAAGTTCTCAGACGGCTCGTTCACCGAGAACGATCCACGTGACCTGTCTGACGTCGTTGCAATATACTATGGCGGCACGAAGAACTTCGTTAGCGAGGCAGAGAAGGCAGACCTCGTGGCAGCGGGGTACACAGTCACCTAAGGGGAACATGAAACATAGGGAGACCCATCCGAACCTGGATGTGGAGGGCTGCTTCGCCTGCCGCATCTCGCACGTCCGCATGTCTGGCGTAGCCATGCCTACGCGCCACAATGTGCAGGAACTCAACCTGAAAGAAAAGCGCTTGGACAAGGACCTCGATGCCTACAAGCGCATCCGCGACACCGGCGGGCAGCCACACATGATCGACGGCTCCGCTCGCCTGGAGAAGACCGTTGACTAACTACCAGTGGTGGAACGGATTCCCTGACGCGCGCTACGGCTACGGCGCGATGTACGCCGGGTTCATGAACGCCGTCCCATCAACCATCAAGATGCACGAACGCGCAAGCGTGCGCGTTGAGATGCAGGTGCCGTTTGCCGTCAAGGGCTACCTGGAGGGCCAGCACAAAGCCCTGTTCACCATGTGGGAAACTGACGTACTGCCTGACCGCTTTGAGCGCTGGGTTCCGCACTACGACCAGATCATCGTGCCGTGCCAGCACAACGTAGAACTTTTTTCCCGATACCACGACAACGTGTCGATGGTCCCGTTGGGCGTGGATCAAAAGATCTGGTACCCAGTGGATCGAGAGCCGAACAAGCGGTTCCGCTTCCACGCGGGCGGATCGCTATGGCGACGCAAGGGCATGGACCTGGTGATCCAGGCATTCGTCAAGTCTGGCGTTGATGCCGATCTGTACCTGAAGGTTCCGCCGCAAGCCAAGGACACTCCGGAGAATATTCGCCTCCCCGCCAACGTGCATCTTGAGCGACGGTTCCTCCCATTCCATGAGGTGTTCGAGTGGTACGGGTTGGCCGATTGCTTCATCGCCCCATCACGCGGCGAGGGCTTTGGGTTGATGCCGCTGCAGGCCATGGCCATGGGTGTCCCGACCATCATTACGGCTACGTCAGGCCAGGCCGAGTATGCCCACATTGCCACCACGGTCGTACCGCATGTATCCAAGCGGTCCGACTTCGTAGGCAACTGGGACGAGGCAGACATGGACAGCCTGGTGCAGGCCATCCGCGACCACTACGCCAACAGAGACAAGTACGAGTTGCAGGCCCTGGCCAACGTTCCCAAAGTCAAGGACTTCTCTTGGGCTAAGGCTGCCAAGAAACTGGTGGCCGTACTCCCGCAGGGAAAGGTGCTGGACGGGGCTGCCAAGTTCAAGCCGTTTGCCTGCATGATGCGGATTGTGACCAACAGGAACATCGAGTCCAGCATCAACATGGTTACCCATAAGTTCCAAAAGGGCGTTGAGTACGTAGTGAAAGAGGGCGTCTTTGAGGTACTCTCTAACGCGGGGTACATCGACTCATACAGGGTGGAGCCGCTATGAAAAAGGGTTCAAAGAAGCAGCCGCAAAAAAAGCGCGATCCTCGCCCGGCTACTCGGGGCAAGAAAAAGGACGCCAGCAACACCAAGTACTTTGGCGGCCAAAACAATATGCCTGGTGTTACTTG